GTACTTATTTGTAATGCTTAGTAGGCTACTTCTTACTGGTTCCAGCGTATAAACCAAACCATGCAGCACCAGCACCAACTACAACTGAAACAAGTCCTGACTGTTCCATAGTAGCAGCCGTTCCTAATCCCATGTACCAATGTACAACCTGATATAACAAAACAATATACACTGTAATAAACAGTCTTGGAAATATTCTCCAACTGTCTACAGCTTTTGCAAGGTCAATCCAAGTTTGATATTTGTTCTTAGAACTGTCAACAACATTGGTATCTACTTCAAGTTCAATGTTTACTTTTTTAGTTTGAGTTTCACTCATCTTCTCATCACTCATTTTCTTATCGCTCCTGTTTATTTACTTCCGATATATCCTGCTATAATACCGATCAATCCTGTAAGTGCCATTTTCATAAGAGTAATAACACTTTCGTCTACTGGTCTATTTTCTTGTAACGCTACATAGTAGTCGCCAATAATGATTACACCTAATAGTGATAGTACTCCTATTACAAGCATCATTATAATTAAGTCTTTAAGATTCTTAATCATTTCTTTTTACCTTCCAGCTTTGCTAGTCTATTTTCTAACTCGTCGATTTTTGATGTGATCTTAGGATACTTAACACGCCAAGCATCTGGATCATCTTGTAACCAAGTCCAACCCCAACGTACTGCTAGATAAGCAAGAAAGTTATCAAACTTTGCTACTGCCCATGTTGCCATTTTTGTGTCTTTAAACCAAAACAAGAATGCTGCGCCAAGTAGAGAACCTGCGATTGCTGTGTAAATCCACAAGCGATCAGTCGCCATTCTTTCTATCATTTCCCACATATTCGCTCCTAGTTAATTATAGTAGTATTTATTTAAAATGCACAATTAACTTCAGCTTTGGGCTTGACGTTAGGTAGTTGTTTGGTATTTGTTGATTCGATGCTTACATCTACGCCAGGTTTAAGTTTACAGCGTAGTTGTTGACAGGAGGCAAGCATAACTAAACATGCTATTATGATCGCCCTTGTTAGCACTATTTTTCTTCGGCAGTTTCGCTTTCGTAGTACTCTTTATAAGCATCAATGATTTTGTTTTGCTTGATCATGTATGCACGGATTTGTGCATAATTTTTTCTGAAGTTTTCGTAATCTTCGTCTGTTAATCCTATGATAACAGGATCAATGTTATTCTTTTCTAAGTCTGTAAATACTTGTTCTGCGTTTTCGCGATTAATTATGATCCAGCGAACTTGTTCTAGTGCTGCTGGTTCAGGTAAAGGTAAGTTTAATGGTCTGCGTTCAACTTCTGTTTTAAAAACTTCTAACGGCTTAATCGTACTACAACTAGTAAGTAACGTAGTTAGGATTAGCAAGTTCAGGACAAACAGAATTGACCTTTGACTTCTTTGTAGCATTTAACTCCTCTTCAGTTAACGGAGAACCGCCTATAATTTCAAAGCAACGTCTCTCGTGAACTTCATCTTTATTTAAAATTCTTTCAATGGACTTTGGTCTAGTTACTGATAAAGCCCCAATATCTCTCTTATCACCTGCTGCATTTAGTTTATTAAATTTTTCATTTAGGTTTCTATTTGCAGTTTCTAGTACTCTATTTAAGTCCTCAAGGTCATTTCGGACTTTAATAATGGCTTCAAAATCTTTTTTCTGCTGTTCAATTACAGCCTTTTGCTCATTGATGCCATCTTCTAGTTTAACAATGTTTGCTTTTGCTGTGTCAAGATCTTTTTGTAATGCTTTCACATACATAAATCCGCCACCTGCCGCAGCAAGTACAACTAGAATCATTGCTATTCTAATACTACTGAACAATGTTCTTCTCCACCTCGTTTAGTAAGTCTTGTACTGTTTCAATGTTAAATGTATCTTCTTCTGGAATATTGATTTCTAATTTTTTACAAACTTGATCAGTAACATCAACAATGTCAAAATCATCTCCATCTAAATCATCAATGAAATGACTTGCTTCAGTGATCTCTTTTCCAGTACCGAAATGTCTTTCCAGTACTTGCATGACTTGCTCTTTCCACATAATTTAATCCTCGTTAGTTTGTGCTTCGTATTTATACCTTGGATATTGACACACTACTATCTCTATTGGCTTATTGTCTCCATCCTTAAATGTTTCGACTAATCGGCCTTCGTGTTCTCTTCCACAGTTTTGACAAACTCCGGACATTCTACTCCATCAACTTAGCAAGGGTCTTAGGACCTACAATGCCGTCTGCAACTAAACCATTTTTGGTTTGCCACTCTTTAACAGCCTTTTCAGTACCAGGACCAAAGTCGCCGTCTGCTGCAATACCAAGTTTCTCTTGCATTTGCATAACTGCTGCACCTTTTGCTCCTACTCTTAAAATACCAACAACTGGTGCTGGTGCTTTACTAGGATCAAAGTTTCCACCTAATACATCTAAGAAATGTTTAAAATGTTTTTTACGATCTTCAAGGCCTACTGTTCCGCCGTTAACCTTTTTACTCATAGCAACAATATCTTGATTGTCAGCCATAGCATTAATATTTCTTGTGTCCCAGAACCAACATGCACTTTCTAATGCACCTTTGATAGTAGTTACATAATCAATTACTTCTTCAGCAGTCATGCCAATTGTTTTACCAAAGTCAGCATAGTTAGCACGACCAGTTAATTGAATAACACCTCTACCACGGAAACGCCAACCATCTCCTGATGCTGTATCTCCATTACCAATTCTATTTGCGTATGTTACGTTTGCAATTTTTTCTGGTTGTCTTGCATATTCGTTTGCATCTCTGCCACCACGTGCAAAGTATTTTCCAAATACTGCATCTAATGCTTTTGCACTATAGTTTAAATTTTCTTCAAGTACTCTAAAGTTAAGACTTTCGTGAGCGCATTGTGCTAAAAATCCTGCTGCTCTATCGACAGTATCAATTTCATACTTAGGAAGCATCTCAAGAAGTGCTTCATACCATTCGTCTACTTTACTGTTACCGTGCAATACTTCTGCACACATCTCTTTTGTAAACTCAAATTTCATTATTCAATCCTTTGTAATATCATGGACTTCTGTCCATTAGTAAATACGAAGTCAGCGCCAACTTTATTAATATTATAGTCGCCTAGTACTTTGCTTAACCAAAATGTTTCAGCAGAAGCATCTAAACCAATATCTGAAGTTGCATCAAGACCTTCGATTATATCTTTTGTTGCGCCCTCTTTAATCCATTTCATTTTAATAACATTACCGAAGGGCTTATAAAATGTAATGATATCATCTTTAAGTTCTAAGTTATCCATAAGTGTTTTAGTAAAGAAAGACTTAACTTCGTCTGTTCTTACTTGGGCTAACTTTGCTTCATACATTTGTTTGTCTGAAGGAATAACTTTGCTTAAATTTTCTGTTGTTGCTAACATCTTGTCGTTGTCTTTATAGTACTGAAACTTCCAATCTTCTATACCAGTTAGTTTAGTTACACCGTACAATAAATCTTTAATGTTTTCTGCTATTTTTTTATTTCTTTCAATCTCTACAAATACAGAATATTCACCTTCTTCGTTTTCACCTGAGCTAACATCTGCATCAAGTACAAATGAAAATCCTTTTTCGATAAACTCCATTAAATCTCTTGCTGGGTATCTATCTTTTGCTTGGAATGTTACAACGCATACATCTCTATCCTCTCCCATCTTTGATCTAAACTTATCTACTTCAAACATAGGATATACTAGATCTACTAAATCATTTTTACGTAGACCTTCTTCTAATACTTTATTGTGCTGCTGTGTCATCTGCTGGCGCCTCTTGTTGAGCTGCTACTTCTTGTGCTGGCTCAAGGTTCATATTAACTGCATTGTTCGCTAAGATATCATCTACTTTATTTCTATCAAGGTTCTTATAACCGCGATCAATATTCTTCATTAAACGTTTTGGCATGGCAATTTTAACCATCCAAATGTTATCGTAGTCGATTTTACCTTTTCTTGTACCAGGTCTAATATCGTCTACTGCTTTAATCTTTCTAACCTTAGCAATAGCAGATTCTGCAAAGCCTACTTTACAACCGTATTCTTTTAATCTTTTACCGCCTTGTGGCTCAGGCATATTTTCATATGGCCACATAAAAGTACATTCAACAAAGTATCGTGATTCGTTAGGACCAGCGACTAATTCACCATCTAGCCAGCCATCATAAACATATACATCTAACTCATCTAAAACACGTTCAAAGTCTTTTAGTATATTTAGGCTGTTATTTGAACCATAAATTTGTTCAATGTTTCCAATAATATCTTTAGTAGTTGCCATTTGAGATTTCCTGTTCTCCTATTGTTATTGTATTTATGCTCAAATTTAAACTAAGAGCTTTATATATGAATATATCGAGTAAATATTAGTATGTTCGAACACGGACTTAACATCGCTAATATAGGTATAACTCTGTGTTTGAGCCCAACAAAGCACGGAGGAAATGCTTAATATGAAGAGTAAAAGAAAACAATCTCACCACTCACAAAACTTCAACAACGTAATAAACATTAATGAAAAGACACGCAAACGTGTAGTCCTAACTCCAAAAAACAAAGCTCAAGAAACATACTTAGAAATGCTGAACAATGCAGATTCACATATTGTATTTGCATGTGGCCCAGCAGGTACGGGTAAAACCATGCTAGGTGTACAATGGGCTATTGATGCTTGGAAAGATGGAAACTTTGAAAAAATTATTGTTACGAGACCAGCAGTTAGTGTAGACGAACAACATGGCTTTTTACCAGGAGATCTTAATGAAAAGATGGCTCCATGGACAAGGCCAATATTTGATGTCTTTTCCGATAACTTCTGTCAACGTGAAGTCGAGCGACAAATGAGAGAAAGTATTCTGGAGATTAGTCCTTTAGCATATATGCGAGGAAGAACCTTTAAAAACTCTGTAATAATTGCAGATGAAATGCAAAACGCAACGCCTAGTCAAATGAAAATGCTTCTCACAAGATTAGGTGAAGGATCTAAGATGGTGGTAACCGGTGACTTGCAACAGGCAGATCGCCCTAGCAACAACGGCTTACTTGAGTTCCTTGGGTTATATAATAACTTCCGTAACCATCAATATGTTGATATATGTCAGTTTGACAAAACGCATATTGAAAGGCATGAAGCAGTAAAAGAGATTCTAGAGATCTACGGAGATCAGTAAAAGATAAGGGAGCGTAAAACCTCCCTTATTCTTCTTGGAATCTATCGCGGAGTGAGTCTAAAAGCTCAATAAGCTCGTCTATGAGATTTTGATCTTGTTGTTGAGCTGTGTCAACTTCTACTTCTATTTTGATTTTCATTAGTCTATTTGTACTGCGGGTATAGCTTTAAATAATTTTGTTTTATCTTCTTTGTAGTTCTCTTTTGCAAAGTCTATATAGTCTTCCATAGGTGGTTGTTCGTCTGCAATGTTTGGCCAGTTAGCGTCATTAGAAAAATATTGATTATGCTTAAACCATTTGTTATCTTCGTCATCAGTTTGCCATATTGCATCTTCAGGACATTCAGGAACACACACTCCGCAATCAATACATTCATCAGGATTAATTACTAGCATGTTTTCACCCTCATAAAAACAATCTACAGGGCAAACACTTACACAGGTTGTGTGTTTACAGTTAATACATTTGTCGTCAACTACATGAGTCATTTTATACTAGCCAATTATATATAGCCCTTAATGCTAATAATAGATACATACCTTCCATTAATGCCCTAGGTATATCTTTATCTTTAATACCAAAGTAAATCCACATTGCACAACTAACTGTAGCAACTGCCCAGCCTATCCATTGTGTTTCTGGATTAGCGTCTGAAAGAATAAAAGCAGCAATAATTGCAAGTAAGAAACCAACCCACCTAGGACCATCTATGTCGTGGTAGTATCTTATCTTCATAGTCTTGCTAACTTAATTAATGTTGCAGCCAAGTTAATCTCTGGATCAGCAACAAGTGTATGATCTACTAGTCCTTGTTTAATAACAATTACTGCTGTGTCTTGTTTTTCTTCTTCACCGAATATTTCTAAATTATCATAAAGCCAACGATAGATCTCTTCCATTTCCTCAGCACGTACTTTACCACAAAGCAGTTTACGTGCTTGTGTAATCTTACCTTCTTTAAATAGTTCAACCATTTCAAACTTCCAGTCAGCTTCACCTTCGTCACCTCTAGTAGGCGAACTTAGTTTAGTACCACTGACGTTTTGTTGCACCATATTAATACATTTACGTAAGTCTGGGTATGCTACCTTAACATAATTATCAAGTGTATCTAATTCAAACTCTATGTTTTCTTCAACAAGAATAGTTGCAACCCTTGCAGTAAATTCTGTCTGATCAATCTTCTCAATATGAAAGCCTTGACACCTGCTGTGAATAGCAGGAATAATTCTATTAGGGTAGTTACAAGTTAAAACAAATCTTGATGTGCTATGATATTCTTCCATAACACCACGCAATGCCGCTTGTGCATTAGGCGACAAGTAATCAGCCTCATCTAATAGTACAACCTTAAATGGACCAAATGGAATAGTTTGTACAAAGCCTGTAATCTTATCTCGAATTTCATCAACAGAGTTATTTCTACTAGCATTAAGTTCTAGTACATCATATCCTTCAATGCCTAGTTCATTAACAAGCATCTTTGCCATAGTAGTTTTACCGATACCGGCTGCGCCACTAAACAACAAATGCGGAATACTTTCATCTTTGACCCATGCTTGTACTTGTGCTTTCTGATGATTGTCTCTAAAAACATAATCTTCAAGTTTCTTAGGACGATACTTTTCTACCCATAACTCTTTCATTCCGACTCCTTAATGCGTTTTCTCAAATTAGTTGTACTAAATGAGTGTTGTCTTTTATTATAGTGTATTTTAATATTTTTGTCAACACATATTTGTTTGGCAGTAAAGTCTTTATCTTTGTATTCTTCACCAATAAAACGTATATCTATTCCGTATGTAAGAAAAATGTCCGTTAAGTCTTTTTCGGATTCATAAGGAATAATTTCGTCAATATACTTACAACCTTCAAGTTGTACATAACGCTCAAACACACTTTGGATTGGCTTATTCTTATTGGGTCTATCGATTGTAGGATCTGTTTGCAAACCAACAATCATATAGTCGCAGTTTGCTCTTGCTTCTTTAAGCATAGCAACATGTCCACTATGGAACAAGTCAAATGATGATGCTGTAAACCCTCGTGTCAAAGATCACCTTCTTGTCTGTTTTCTGAATAGTGAACATCAAACTCACCACCCGGATAACGCTTCTTTAATTTGTTAACATTCTCTGCTACGACCTCATTAGGATCCAGCCCCAATGCACGGCAACTATTGACCCAATACCAAATAATATCGCCAAGTTCTCGTTTAGCATGAAACTTAGTTTCATCGTCCATAGGTTTACCTTGAAATATACATTTCTTAACAATTTCTGCAAATTCGCCTCCTTCTGATGCAATACCAATAGCACCTGTCATTAATAATGAAATATTAACTTCGTCATTTAATTCATGTAAACGAGCCTGTGTATAAGCCCAATCGTTTGATTCTTCTGATGTTACTTCTTTTACAAAGTCTTTATACTTGTTTAGATCTACTGTAGACATCTATATTTCCTTTACTGTTTATTGCTTTATTATATAATAGTACTTTATACTTGTCAACCCCTAAGGTAAATATTTTTAACAGCATTCGCTGGTTAACAGGAGAACAACCCATGATTAGAAATCTTTCACTAAACCTTGAAGTAGGACAAGAAATCCTTGTCGGTAAAAACAATAAACGTGCTAGAATTACGAAAATAGAGTTCCATGAAAAATCAGGGGAAGTTACAATTAATACGACCCAAGGCCCACGTAAGGCCTTGACGTTTAGATTAATGCCGGATTTAGAATACGCTTATTGAGCACCGAAGTCACCTGCGTCAAATGTAGCAGTGTCACCATCGCTATAATGTTGTCCCCAGTAGGCTAATTCAGGTTCAAAGTCGTCTGTACCAACAGCAAGAATTGCAGACTTTTCAACTTTTTGTATCTCGACCTCACCTAGGTCGGGATCGTCTACCTTTATCTTTCTTGTCCAACGACCATGTTCAATTAAGATCCAATCGTTTTTTTGGTAATCGTCTTTGTTCTCAGAACCTTTATCATAGACTTTTGCCCAACGACTTTTAACACCGTGTGCTTTTGCATCGTCAGCGGCCATGATAATACCGCCTTTAGTTTTAGTTTCACCGAAATGCATTCCGTATACTAAAACATCATCGTGGAGGGGAGTGAGTTTACCTTTGATCATTTGCCTTGTCCTATCTAAAAATTTATTTTTTTCTACTTACAATTTCTTCTTTGATTGCTCTTGGATTCTGCTTATAGTAATCTGATAGAACTTCTTCTCTTGTTCTAACAATTTTTCCACCTGCGCCTAACTCGTCGCCACGTGCATTTACTTTAGCATTACCAACTGCTGGAAGTTCTTCATTTTTGAGATTAAGTTTCTCCATGTCAACTTCCTTACCTCTCATACTTCTTACTAGTGCCATTATATTTCTCCTTTAAAGAATTCATTTAGTGGTATATTGTATTTAATACTATCTACCTTGTGTACCCCCATTAAATAGAGTACAAAACTAGCAACACTACTACCTCTACCAACACCCCAAACAATATTCTTTTCTCTAAGTGTATCTATTATATATGCCATCTGTTTGAGTAGCGGAAATAAATCTCGCTTCTCATACTCTGCTAGTTCTATATTTACACGTTCCACCTCAGTATCATTCGAACATTTGGCTAACAAATGTTGCTTAATGTCCATGTCTTGATATTTGTAAGGAAGGAACCAATTGGTAGAATCTATTGATTGTTTAGGAAGAGGATAGTTAAGAAACTCTTTTTCTATCTTATTTTTGTATTTGCTTAGATCATCATTGCACACACAGTTCTCAAGTATGTCAGGGCCATACTTAACTATGCCTTTAATTAGTTGATCAGTAGTATTATTCTCAGTCCACATTTATTAGTTGATCCAAATCTTTCTCTTGTTCTTCGTCAAATTTTGCTTGTATTGCTCTCTGACGTAGTTCATTTCTATATATTGTAACAAAAGTTTGAAGTTGTGTCAACAGTTGATTGTTCCCTAAACGCTGGGCTTGGTAATATTTTTTGTTCAATTCGCTTAGTTTAAGCTCTACATCACTAGTAGATACTTCGGATAAGTTTTCTTCTAATGGATGAAACATATTAACTAAATGTGCCCAAATGCCTCATGTAAATGAACTCTTGGCTGTGTCGCCAAACTTCAATAAACACAGGATCTGTGGTAGAAGTTAATGTAAGTGATGCTGGAAAAGCACTATCTTTCTTAATTACAGTGCCGCCTGTAGTTGTAAATGTTACTGCTCTGTCACCAACACCTGAAGCGTATAGTTCCAAAGTTACTTTACTTACTCCACCTTGTGCTGTTGTTTCTTCACCATTTGCAGGATCTCCTGCAAAGTTTGTGAACTGTAAGTTAAGTGCAGATGATGCGTTAATAATAAAATAAGAGCCAGTTTGGTAATCAATTTCTGTCGTTGTTCCGCCAACAAGTGGTACTGTACCCAAATTATTAGTTTTATCTCTGTTATTTGCCATAACAGCTCTAGTAACTTGATTAAGTTGAAAGTCATTAATGTATGACCCACCGCCTGGATTGGATAATCTAGCGGCAGTTGACTCAAGACTAGTAATTTCAGTCTTGGCTGTGTTTAAACTTGTTTTAATAGTATCGAAATTATCCCTGAATGTTTGGGTGTCGTTATCGGCACCTGCTACAGGAAAGTTTTCGTTTATGCTCAAATAATTTATATTACTCACGGTTTCTTTTCTCCACGTTGCGGGAATACAAAGTATTTATCCTCAATTTGTCCGTCAACTATATCTATTATATAGCGATCTGCAACAAAGTTAATAGACTTAAAATCAAACGCTTTTTGCTTGATTCTAGCTAAAATACTGTCGGCCTTCCCTGGTTTTGTATAACACAATACTAGTGCTTTGGTAAATCCAAGTTCATAAGTCTTTGTTTCTTGGATACTTCTCATCCATAAAGGCAAAAACTCTCTGTCTCTTTCCCCAACAGTTTGTATTCTCTTTCTCATGTTATTTACTGAATTAGGAAAAATTCTTTGATGATCTGAATCACTAACTAACGGAATATCGCTATCAATGCTAATACTGTCGTAACTAACAATAATTTTACTGTTAATATTGTCTTTTAGTTCTATTACTTGTGATATGCTTTTACCGTTCTTTTCAAGATCGTCAATTAGATCAACATAGACAACTTCATATAAAGTTGATTGTGTAGTTGGATCTTTAGCTACTGCTTTTTTAACATCGCCAAACGTAAAGCGTTTGTTATAGTGATTTTGGCCCATTGCAGAAACAAACGTTTGTGCTGTATTACTTTCAATACCTGCAAATAGTAATGCTGTTAGTTCACTTTGTACTCCGTAATTTTTATCACCATAACGATATATGTCATCAGGTTTAAAAACAGTAGAGTCGGTAATAAAGTTAAACCATGATAATCTTTTCTCTTTCGTTTGTAATGCTCTAACAAGTATGTTTGAGAATACTGTTTGATTATCAGCAACAACTTTTATTTTAAACTCTCTTAATGCTTCAGCAAAGTTTGCACCGTCTTGGGCTTTTATTGTAAACTTAAACTCTTTGTCAAACGATGTTCTTTCTTGATCAAATACTAAACTAAAATTTTTAGAACGAGTTGAAGAATCTTCGCCAGCACTATCTTTTTCATAAAATCTAGTTAAGCCTAACCCTTTATTGTCTTCAAATTGTTTTACTTTACCTTGTATAAGTCCTGTAGGCAAAAATTCTAAACCTTCAGGTAACTTTCCGCTCTCTAATGTATATAATATTCTACCGCCGTACAGTAAACTTTTTGCTTCGACGTATAAGTTACTAGGCTCATTGGGTTTAATACTTCCTCTGTCTGAAGGAGTTATCCATTCAATCGAACTTTCGATGTCACCAATAATATCTACATTGAATGTTCTTTCAACTGTTGAAACACCTGGTACCCAAAAATCACTATCTGTAGGCAATCTGTTTTGGTTTTGCACAGTAGCAATGTATATAATACCATCATAAACAATTGCTTCATTAACATTATAAATTCTAGTGCTACTCCAATCACCTACAAGTGTGTAATTAATTGTTGCTAAGTTTGCAGGAAAGTTTACAGCTCTCATGGTGAACTGATAGTTTTTAGTTACTGCTGCTTGATAAGGAACTTTACCAGAAAGGTCACCTGTTACTGTGTCAAGTGTAAGTCCAGGTGGTATAGCACTTGCAGTACCGTCTGGATTATTATCAACCAAGAAATAAGTTATTGTACCTGACAACGTAGGTGGATCGTAAACATCTAATGCAATAGTTACAAAGTTATTTGCTCTATACCTACCTAAGTAAGGATCTGTGATCCATAACGGTTGTCTGTTACCACTGTTGTCTGCTTGGAATAAATTTGTATCAACTTGTAGTAATGTGTTATCTGCTTTTAAAAATTCTTCAGTAACAACATAAATTTTAAATGTTCTATGTATAGCGTTAATGCCGTCAGTGACTGCAATACTAAAAGTATATTCTCTACTTAACTTTCTAGGTATCTGACTTCCTTCTGCATAGTCAAATCGTTGTGTGTCGTAAAAGTACGTATCAAACCCTGTTGATGTATTTTTTGCAATATCGAGAGGAACAGTATCAAAAGAATGTGTATCGTATGCACCAGTGTTAGCTGCATTGTACTCTACAGCCTGCACAGGCTCCGTAAAACCGCTGATCTTTCCTGTTTGGGACAATGACAAGCCAGGAGGTAAAAGACCGCTGTTAGGCACCAAATAATAGCTTAGAACCTCCCCTGCTGTAATATCTTTGTCTGTTGCTTGTAATTGAAAATCTATCTTAGAATCGTCAAGTGCAAAGTATGCTTCGCCAAGCCCGACATTTAAATATCCTCTTTCTGTAATCCATTCTGGAAAGTCTGCACCAGTAATTGACATACTAAATGTTCTATCCATACAGCCACCAGTAGTGTCATCTGCTCTAATAACAAATTTCTTAGTTGTATGTTTTGTAACTTCTCCAGGCGCACCTTTGATGACACCATCGGATAATACACAGCCTGTAGGAAGTGTACCAGCAATTATAGAAAATGTGATTGGGTTAGAAGTATCTGTAGATGCCTCTATTGGAATGTTGACTGTGATCCTTTCTTCGAAAGTACCTAAGTCTCCTGCTGGCGTTATCCAAGTAATTGCCATTTAGACTTCGCTCCCTATATGCCGCCAACATCTAAATTGATTCCTGAATCATACGTTAGTGTACCAAAATCAATATTAGATCCTTGCAGTGCTAATTGTATGGCATTTTCAAATCCTGAAGCTCCAACAGGTCCGAAATCGTATGTTGTTAAGTACTCAGTTACAGGTACAATAGTTTTAAATTTAATAGTACTACCTACAGCGGTAACTTCAATATCTTTGAAACCGTTTTCTGATTGTGGCGCACTAGTACCTTCTAGAGTAATTTGTTGATGCACGTTTGCCAACATACTACCACTGTCTGTATCAATTCTTGTAAATGCATCTGGTGCTGTACTAGCAACTATAATTGCCTCAGGACCTTCATCAAGTTGCATTTTAGCGCCAGCTACTAATTTTCTAAAGTTTAAGTTCGAACCAACTTTATCTGCAAACACACTAACACCATTAGCACCTGTATTGGTTGCTGTAATTGTTAGTTCTGCTTCTAGTGTAGAGAAGTTTGTATTGACTTTCTGGAACGCTGTTCGTAGATCGTCACCTAGCCCATCGTTTACAATATTACCTATGTTTATTAATTGTACTGCCATTTGTCACTCCTAATGTAGATCCGCCCAGCCTGCTGTACTGTCACCGTTTGCATCAGCAGCGTATCCTTGAAACTTTCCTGTTGTTGTATTATAGATCATCATACCTAACACTGGTGTAAGTGCATCTACTTCAGTCTGTGTTAGTTGTGGTGGCCCAACATATAATTCTGTAAAGTTAGAATTAATTTTTTCAAACGCCCCACGTAGAGTATCGCCTGTTCTATCGTTTGCGGATGTTCCAATGTTTACTGTAAGTTTTGCCATCTATCCGCTCCTATACCCAACCGCCGATTGCAATTCTGCCCCAGCCCGTACTCTTGCGGACATAGACATAACTGTCATCAACTCTAATTTCGCCAACTTCTGCTGCTTCTGTTTCTGAACCTGGAGCAGCACTGTTCGGTGCAATCTTACCTGTAACTGTGCCTGTTGCACCATCAATTACTACAGAAGAGTCATCACCAAATACTGAACCTCTAATATCAATAGTTGCAGTACCATTTAGCACTGCTGCTGGTATTGTGCTGCTAACAGCGTCTATTAGTAATGTACTATCATCGCCAAACACACTACCTTTAATGTCAGTTACAGGACTTCCTGTGTACGATACTTCGCCTGTTGTAGCATTGTACATTAGCATAGTTGTACCAACTGCATTTCTAACTGGTTTAACTATAAACTCGCCTGTTTGAGTTGTGTTTAATTCAGTCTCTGTTTGGGCATTAATCACAATTGTATTTGCGTGTTGATTTAAGTGACCGGCTCTTTCACCAATTGCGATTGCATTTCCGCCTTGGCCTGATTGACCCGCTTCGTCACCAATTGCAATTGATGATGCCGCCTGGTTTGTTTCACCTGCTTGATGGCCGATTGCTACTGCTTCTTCGGCTTGTGAATTATATCCTGCTTGATAGCCAATTGCAACTGATCCTCCGAGTTGGGTAAGTTCACCTGCACGGTATCCAATTGCTATTGCAGCCGAACCTTGTGTTGTTTCACCTGCTTGATTACCAATTGCAATTGCATTTGAAACTTGGTTCTCTTCACCTGCTTGATATCCAATTGCAATTGCATTTGCACCTTGATTGTTTTGACCTGCTTCGTCGCCAATTGCCACGGCATCTTCACCTTGGTTTGTTTGGCCGGCCTGTTCGCCAATGGCTATTGCATCACTGCCTTGGTTTGTTTCACCTGCACTTGAACCAAGTGCAATTTTTGATTCACTTGTTCTTAAACTTGTTGTATCTACTGCACCAACAATCTTACCTTCA